ACTATTTGTATGAAATCCTTAATATTATGAGGGATGATTTGAAAGAATACTTTCCATATAAAGTGGTTTATATTGAGGGTGCTGAAGCTGATGATATAATTGGAGTTCTTACAAATCATTTTAATGATTTAGAGAAAGATATACTTCCAGGGGAACAGACTCTTGGTACTACTCTTATTATTTCTAGTGATAAAGATTTTATACAATTACATAAATTTGATAGGGTAAAGCAATGGTCGCCACTACAGAAAAAGTGGGTGATTGATGACCCATACGAATCTCTCTATGAAAAGGTTATTAAGGGGGATACTGGAGATGGTGTTCCAAACATTCTATCTGGTGATGATGTCTAAAAAGAAATTAGATAGTTGGAGAGATCAAAATCCAAAAGATTTTTGTGGTACAGAAGAAATTCTTAGAAACTATTATCGCAATGAACAATTAGTGGATTTGAGTAAAATACCAGAAACTATTTGTATAAATATACTCAATAGCTATACAGAACAGTCTTCAGGTGACAGAAGTCAGTTGATGAACTATTTTGTAAATAAACGCTTGAAAAATCTTATGGAATATATTGAAGAGTTTTGATATGAGAACAGAAAGTTTACCATTTATTTTTGGAGAAGTCGCAAAGGCTAAAACCAAGGATCTAAAGAAAGCAACTTTAATCAAATATGATAATGCAGCTCTTAGAGAACTTCTGAGATATGCGTTTGATCCAAATCTCAAATTCCTGTTACCAGCAGGAAGCCCACCACATAAATATGCAGGAGATACTGATGAACCTTCCCCTACATACTTATATGGATTGGTAAGAAAATTATATTTGTTTGTTGAGGGTGGAAACCCCGCTTTAAAACAGGCACGGAGAGAGTATTTGTTTATAGAAATGTTAGAAAGTATACATCCTTCAGAAGCAGAATTACTTCTCCAAATAAAAGATAAGAAAGTTAAATGTAGGGGGCTAACCTACAACTTAGTTAACGACACTTTTCCAGATTTACTACCGTGAACATAATAAAACCTTTAGAAGAACGAATAGTCAACTTAACGAAGTCAGCAGATGGAGTGCGGACTACGGAGGAAGCTGAATTGAGGCAATTAGATGTAACGCGTGGATCTAGATTACCTAGACAAATTGTAGTAGTATTAGCTAAAGCATTTGGTGTACAATTGACTATGAATTGGGATACTGATGAACAAAAGTTCACTACTGAACTCGACAATATAGTGTGGAGCTCAGACTTTGATTATAACGATTATCTTCCTCACACATGGGCTACTGATATGGTAGTTAGAAGCCCCCGCCGCGGCCGTCAAGGCTCGTCTGCTGAAAAAGCACGTATTATTTAATAATTAAATAGTAATTACATAGTGTGAGACATTCTAGTATTTTCTAGAATGTGAATGTCAACTTATTTAAAAGAGGCATATGAAGAAACTTATTTTTCTTGTGGGCTTGTTGTTATTTGCATCAGTAGTGCAATTAAACTCAGGCACCACATCTCAAATTTGGGTAGTTCCAAAAGCTGAAAGTATGATAGCGGTGAAAGTTATGGAAGCAAAATTTACAAAACATATATTCGACAAAGAATCAATGCTTACGTACGGAATACTTTTAGACCCAAAACAAAAAGAATGTTTAGCATTAAATATATATTTCGAAGCTGCAGTAGAATCTACTGCGGGTAAATTAGCAGTTGCTCAAGTAACGCTCAATAGAGTCAAATCAGAACGGTATCCAGAGACAATTTGTAAAGTAGTCTATGAGGGACCTCATCACGCTAGTGGATTTCCCGTTAGAAATAGATGCCAATTTTCTTGGTATTGTGATGGAAAGGGTGATATTCCAAATAAGGGAAGAGCATGGAAACAATCTCAAGAAATTGCTGAGTATGTATTGGAGAATCCAGGAATGTTAGATATCACAGATGATGCGACTCATTATCATGCGGACTATATTCCTTCGCCAAGATGGGCACACGCAAAAGATAAGACTGTAAAGATAGACACTCATATTTTTTATAATAAGAAAAATACTTGGCATTTATGACTTGACAATTCCCACTATTAGGGGTATAATATACCTGTAGAATAAATAAATAACCTCTTTAGAAAATTATTATGACTATAGATAGAGAAGAAATTGTTGAGGTTCTTGACCTCTATAAAGTGACTACAGATACAGAAGCTACTGCAACAGCCATAGTGGATTTGTTAAGTAGATCTTATGCAGAAGGATATTCTTTTGCGAGAAAAGAATCTGGATTAATTGATGAAGCAGTAGAGGCTTTATGAAAAAGGTATTTGGATTATTTGTATTTGGAATTTTGGCATCTTCAGCATTCGCTAATGATATTTGTTTAAAGCCCGAAGGTTGTCGGATTAATACTGATACTGGTATTTGTATTGAATGTGTAGACTTTGAAGAATTTCTTTCACATAGACCCCCTTCTCAATCATGTGTGGAAATGTTTACAGTTTGTTCTGCGAAAATTCGATGGCCGGAATCATTAGGAGGAGTTAGTATGATGGGGGTATGTAAAGCTGCACTTAATGAATGTAGAATAATATCAAATGTAAGATTGCGATTGAAATGGGAAAAGAAATCTTCTTAGGAAATACAGGTACTAAGGGTGAATACTTTCTCAAACTTGAGAGTGTAATTAGGAAGCCCGATTACTCGGTGCATAAGTTGACAGACCGTAAAGGTCGAAAAGCAATGTTCTATCATTTTAAGGGTGATAATTTTAAAGTTGGAGAGTGTATATTGGTTAAGGCAACTATTGCTGAGCATCGTTCTTATAAAGATGAACCTTTCTCTTATCTTAACCGCGTAACTGTAATTGATAATAAAGGGTCAAAAAAAAACTAGAGTCACCTAGACGGTGGCAGGACATTATTTTGGCAGATGATAAATGATAAATCCAGAGAAAGAACTTTATAAAAAAATTTATAATAATTCTGACAAATGGCCAGAGTATGGATATGGAAATCATGGAAAAAAATATTTAAATACGATATTGAAATATAATCCAAGTAGTTTGTTGGATGTAGGTTGTGGTTATAATGAATTAGTTATAGAGTGTAGAGATAATGGTTATGTAAAAGATGCTTTAGGTATAGATTTTGTATCGCCTGGAGCAGATGAACAATGTGATATTTTGAAACTTCCTTTTCCAGATAAACGCTGGGATTGGATTACTGCATTTGATGTCTTAGAACATTTACTTCCAGAGCAGGTTTCAACTGGTTTGCTTTTACTATATCATATGAAAAGGCTATTACCAATGTAGATGGTAGAAATGTACATCCTACTGTATGGCGCCCCGAGATATGGAAGATGAAAATAGAAAATACTGGTGGTAAAATATTTAAAGAATCTATCCCTATAATGATAAATTATAAAAAGCGTACATCTGGATTTTGGATTGGTAAATGGACAGAGGATAAACATAATGCCAACATATGATTATAAATGTGAAAAATGTGGACATGAATTTGAAGATATGCTTCCCATTTCACGTAGGAATGAACCAACTAAGGTTCCATGTACAATGCGAATACTTGATGCTAATCAAGACCCCCAATATTTTGATTGTGATGGTGAAGTTAAAATGAAGGTCGCAGTCCCTGGATTTGCGTATGATAATATTTCATCGCCAGGTCATAAGAAGTCTACTCCTAATTGGATGAAAGATAAACTTAAAGAGATTAAACGCCAGACTTATAAGAGTACTATGAATATACCAGAATAAAATAATATGAAAACATTTAATCATGTGGGTAGTGATCTTATAGATCTACCTGTTGAATACGTTAATGGAAAGAGGTTTTATGTCACACCAAATGATGATAAGTATATATCTATCACCACGATTCTTTCTAACTTGTCCAAAGCTTCTATACAGAAGTGGAGAAACCGCGTTGGAGAAAAGGAGGCTAATAGAGTCTCCACAAAAGCGTCTAGGCGGGGAACCAGCGTACATAGTATCTGTGAAGCCTATATCAAAAATAAGGACGGATATTTAGAGGGTGAACTTCCTCATAATATTGAGATGTTTCAATCCATTGAGTCATTGTTGAATAGAGTTGACAACATTCATGTTGTAGAGGGCGCTCTTTGGTCAGACCATTTTAAGTTAGCAGGAAGAACAGATCTTATTGGAGAGTTTGACAATAGACTTTCTGTTGTAGATTATAAAACTTCTAATAAGAAAAAAACATGGGAAATGTGTCATCAATATTTTATGCAAGGAGCATTTTATGCGGTGGCATATGAAGAAAGAACAGGTATTCCTGTAGACACAATTGTAATTATTATGGCGGTTGAAAATGAACAACCACTATTATTCATTGAAAAAAGGGATAGATGGATTGAACCCTTGAAAGAAGTTATATATAAATATTCATGACATAAACTTTTAAAGAATTTGTTTGATGACCTGAAAGAATAGTTAAGTAAGACGCCGGTTCGATTCCGGCCAGCTCCACCAAAGAAAGTTATGGAAAAGAAATTA